ATCGAGCATCGCGGCGATCGCGACAGGCTTCTCGCCGGTGCGCAGCGCGTAAAGATCGACCATCGCCTGGTCGAACGGCGCGAGCCAGTCGGCCACGTCCTGCATATCGTGGCGGTTGCCCATCGCCAGAACCCAGCAATTGTGGATCATTATGAAGCTGGAGACGCCAATCTCGATCCGGTCGCCCGCCATCGCGATCAGCGAGGCTGCCGACGCGGCCATGCCCATGATCTTAACCGTGATGTCCTGCGGGTGTTCCCGCAGAACATTGTAGATCGCGATGCCCTCGAACATGTCGCCGCCCGGCGAATTGATCTGCACCTCGACCGGCCGGTCGCCGATCGCGCGCAGTTGCGCGGCGACCTTCTTTGCGGTGACGCCGCCTCCGGTCCAGAAATTCTCGCCGATGTCGTCGAACATCGTGATCACGTTGTCGTCTGCAGCGATTGCCCTGATGCCGGCGGCATCTTCGCCCCAGCGATCGTAGACGCTGGCCGGCGCGAAGGCCGAAACCTTCCGCTCGGCAGGCATGGGCAGTGCGCCCGGACGGTCACTGGTTGCCATTAGCAGGGTCCCCTTGATTGCTGGCGTCCTGTGCGGGAACTGCGTTCGAATTGAGCGGCGCATCGTAATCGTCGCCGCCATCGATCGGGTTCATGTCCTCGAGTCCGCGAATGTCGTTTTTGGAAAGCCACCCGCCGTTGCGCCCGATCTGGTAGGCGCCGTAGCGGGTCTTGAGATCGCCACGGACGAAGGCCGCGCGATTGAACCGGGCGAACACGTTGCCATCGCCGATCACGTCGGCGTTGATGGCCTCCTCCCACATCGTCAGGTCGTCCTCGGCCGTGAACGCGAGAAAGCCCTGCTTCTGCTGCTCGATCCCGGTTCCCCAACTGGTGGACTTTTCGGTGTCGCCAAGCATGAAGGGCGGGACGCCGTAGAACATCATGATGTTGGTGCGCGAAAGCTTCTGGCTTTCGATCCACTGCATGTCGGCCAGGGTCAGCGACATCGCCTTCCATGACAGCCCTTCCTCGAGAATCAGGAAGTCGCCCTCGCGATCGCCGCCCGCGCGGAATTCCTCGACCGACGCCTTGAGCCGGTCGTAGGCCTTGTCCGAAAGCCCGCCTTCCTTCTTTTCGAGCGTCCCGCTGACACGCGCGCCCTTCTCCAGCACCTTCCCCTGATACCGATCCATCGCCAGCGCGTTGCCGATGGATTCGCGCGCATAGGCAAGAGGCGTAACGCCGCGCACGCCGTCAAGCGTCAGAGCGAACAGATGGAAGACATCCTCCTGCTGGAGCCTGATCCTGCGACCGTCGCGGCGGGTCCAGTCGTGCACGATCGACAAGTCGTCGAGCTGATGCGTGTGCACGCGATCCGGATCCATCGGCAGCAGCGCCTGAATGCGGCCTCCCACGCCGGGCACCTTCAGCGCGTAGCCATTGCCCTTCAGCAGGACCTGCGCCTGCAGCATCCGGCGAAACTGGTGCGGCTTCATCCACCGGTTCGGTCGGCGGCGCATCAGGTGCCAGGCGAAATGATCGCTGGCGTCTTCCCGCGTGCGCTCGTCCAACCGCCGCTTGATATCGATCGGCAGCGTTGCCGGCCCGGTGCAGCGCACCCTGACACAGCCGAAAACGGCCGCCACCCGCATTGCGGTTGTCGCGTTCACCGCCTCGCCCGATGACGACACGTTGCCCGAGCGCAGGGCTTCCTCGATCTGCTGCGGCGTCACGATCAGCGTACCGCCGCCCGCCGACTGATGCGATGCGCGCGGTTGCGACGCCGGCCCGGACGACATGATGCCGACCGATCCCAGCGCCCGGTTCCAGAAACCCATCGAATCTCCTAGATCACTCTCACGCCGCGCGTTTCGTAGACCGAAGGGTCTTCACCCCCCGCCATCGCGGCCCCCAGCGCCATGATCAGCGCCACCGGGTTATCGATCTTGTCCTCGACCCGCGGCTTGCGCGGATAGACGTTGTCCTTGGCGTCGAGCAGCGCGACGACATTGGCCACCTGCCACTCCATCACCGGACAGCCGCCATGGCGGATCCCCAGCGACTTGGTCAGCGCGTCCAGCTCCTTCATCGGCTCGCTCATGTTCAGCACGATCTGCCGGTATTCGAGCACCGGCACCCCCGCCTTGCCGAGCTGCGTCACCAGCATCGTCGCCTGGTGAGGGTCGTAGGCGACCTGCTCCAGCTCGAAGCGCTCGCTTGCGTCCTCGATGGCGAGCGCGATCTCGTCGAAATCGATGATGTTGCCCTCGGTCACGTCGAGCAGCCCGAGCGCGTCCCACGCCTGGTAGGCGCTCACGTTCTCGATCGTCTCGGCGGGCAGGAAGTACCGCCCGATCCGGACATAGGGATCATCCGGCGTGGCCTTGCCGCCCAGCGGCGGAAACAGGTATTCCAGCGCGGCGATGTCCACCTTCGACGCGAGGTCGAGGCCGAGAATGCATCGCCGCCCTTGCAGTTCCTCCAGCTTGAGCGCGTTTGCCGCCTTCATCGGCAGCGAGGGATCGCGGCATCGCCGCCAGGCCTCGACGTCGAAGTAGGCGGCCTTGGCCGCGACCCACAGGTTGAGGTGCTTGGTCTTGAAAACACCCGCCTTGCGCGGCGTCGCGATTGCGTCGCGCTGCCGGGCCAGCAGGAATTCACCCGAGACCGAGATCCCGTAATTCGGATTGGCCTTGCGAAGAGCGGCCTCGCTCTTCCAGTCGTCGTCGTCGTCGATCGAGTATTCAACGAAGAATACTTCATCCTCGAGCGGCGGCCCCGAACTACCCGCCTGCCCGATCCCGGCGAGCTTCTTGCGCTCGTCCTGAATGTCCGCGTAGCACGGGCCAGCCAGGTTATCGCCCGCCGTAGTGATCTTCACCTGCAGGGGCTGGTCGCGGGCGCCCATGCCGGTCTGCATCGTGTCGACCTGGCTGTCGTCGGAATGCTCGTGATATTCGTCGTGGATCGAGCAGCTCGGGCTTTGCCCGTCGCCGGGATTGCCGATGATCGTCTCGAACTTCGAATTGTCCGCCACGATCGACAGGTTCTTGGCGTTGACGTCGATTCCGAACCGCGCGGTCAGCGCGGGCGTACGCATCGCCATCAGCCGCGCCGGGCCGAACACCTCCCAGGCCTGCTTTTCGTTCGTGGCCCCCGAATAGACTTCCGCGCCGGCCTCGCCGTCGGCGCAGAACATGTAGAGGCCGATGCCAGCGGTCAGCGCCGATTTGCCGTTCTTGCGCGGCACCACCACGAACAGCACCCGGAACCGGCGCAATCCCTCGCGCTCTCCGGCCTTGTGCAGCCACCCGAAGGTGCAGCACAGTATCCATATCTGCCACGGCTCGAGGATCAGCGTTTCGCGCTTCCTCGCCCACTTGCCTTTCGTGTGCGGCAACCGCTCGATGAAGCTGCAGACCCTGCTGGCCTTGGCTTCGTCGAACCGGAACGGGAAGGTTTTCTTCCTGCTGGCCTTCAGTTCGTCGAGAAACCGGCGCGCCTGCAGCCGGACCGACTTGCACGCCGTAATCCTGCCCTTGTCGACGTCGCTGGCGTATTGCCTGGCGATCGCCGGATAGTCGCGCGGCCCCACATCAGAAATCGTCGAACGCGCCCGCTTCGGGCTTGTGTCCATCGGCAATGCGCAACGCCGCCGCCGGGTTCAGCATCAGCTCGCCGATCAGCGATTGCGCATGGCGCATTGCGTCGGAAAGCATCGCCACCTCCGGCCTGGCGCGCACCAGGCGCGTGATGATGGTGTCGCCATCGACCTTCTTCGCCGATTCCGAAATGAAGGTGTCGCCCTGCGTTTCAAGCACCGCCTGGAAGCGCTGGATCTGTTCGAGCCGCTGCGCGAGCAATGCAACGTGCTCGCCATAGTGCGGGCTGGCCCGCTTCTGCTCGGCCAGGATCGTGGAGATCCGGGCGAACTCGGCCTGGGCCAGGTCCGACAGATGCGCTGGCGCAATCATCGGCGCGTCGATCCCGACCGCCGCCTTGGCGCGATCAGGCCGTTCGGTGCCCGCCAGCTTCTTCAGCTCGGGCGACTTGGGCTTGCGCCCCGCACCTGACCTCGCACCGCCGCTACCCAACCCGCCACCTCACAAGCTTTCAAATGAAAGCAACTTTTCCCTTTTGAATTCGCCCGCGCAAAAATCTCATTCCCCCGCCGGGGTCCGAGGGTTTGGGCCCAGACTTTCGATCCCCCCCGGGGTCAGAGAGGCTTGCCTCGCCGCCCTTCGACCGCCTCGGCCTTCGTCTTGGCGTCGTGGCATGGGTCGCACAGGCCCTGCTTGTTGCCGCGATCGTCGCTGCCACCCTGGCTGAGCGGTTTGATGTGGTCGACGACCACGCTCGCGCTCACCCTGCCCTCGGCCAGGCACATGCGGCACAGCGGCTCTTCGTTGAGCACCGCGCGCCGCGCCCGTTGCCCGGCCCTGCCCCGCACGCGCTTGTCGACGTGGCCCGAGGCCTTGGCCCATGGCTTGCGCCCGCCGGGCTTCGCACCCGGCGGCCGATAGCGCGGAGGCTGGCTCGGCATGGTCAGCGGGTGACGATGACGCCCATCGCCTCGATGTCGCGATCGAGCGAGGCCATGCGCGCCCTGATCTCCGTCTCGATGACGGGACGCACTAGGGCGAGCATCGCTTCGTCCTGCCGCTCGCCATCGATGGTGACGGCAAGGCCCGGCACTCCTGTCGCAAGCAGCGCCTGCAGCGAACGCATCAGCGCGTCGCGCGCATCCATCGTGCGGATGAGCATCGGCATCTGCCCGGTCGAGAACCGGCGCACCGCGATCCCGCTCACGTCCGCACGCCCTTCTGCTCGGCGCGTTCGACGAACACGGTCTCCTCGCCCGCCTTGCGGCTGAGGCCCAGCTTGGCCAGCGGCTTGGCGTAGACCCCGTCGAGCGACTTCAGCACCGCGACCTTGTCGAGCGAGACCTTCGTCTTGAGCAGGTCCTCGGCCCAGTCCTTGCGCTGCAGCGCGGAGACGATCTTCTCCTCGTCGCCCGCAACAGCCAGGCTGTCCTTGCCCTGCCGCGATCCAATCAGGCATCCGCCCAGTTCGATCGACTTGCGCTTGCCCTCGGTCAGCTGCTCGGCGACGCCGGGCCACCAGGCCGCGAGCAGCTCGTAGAGCCGGTCGCGCTCGGTCAGAAGCGGAGCGGCGACCTTGTCGGCCTCGGCGTTGGCCTCGGCAATCGCCTGGCCGCGCTCGGCCTCGATCAGTTCTATATCGCCCTGCAGCACGGCAAAGCGCTCGAGCAGGGCGGTGGCCGCCGCGGTGCTGCGCGGCTTGCGGTGGGAAATCATTGGTCGTCCAGCATGAGAAGTTCGAGCGTGACGATGGTCTCGAGGGCGGGCCGCGCCCTGCGCTCGACCGAGACGACGCTCACGTCGGCCATGATCTTGCCGGGCAGGTTCAGCTCGGCCTCGGGCAGCAGCGAGAGCAGGGCCTCACCGTATTCGATGGCCTCGCCGCCCTGGAAGCTCAGCGCGATGGTGTGGCGCGTGCCGCTGAAAGTCGCGCTGGCCCAGGGCGGCTCGCCGTGGAACAGCAGCTGCGCCTTCCCGCAGCACCAGCCCAGCACCGCGCGCAGCTCGGGAAGCCGCTCGCTGGGCGGATGGGGCATGGCGATCAGGTTCACAGCTTGGGGCCCTTGAGGCCGAAGGTCTGGCCAAGGCGGGCCTCGGCCGCTCGACCAGCCTCGATCTCGGCGATGGCCTGTTCGAGCCAGTCGGGCGAAAGCGGGATAGATCTCGCGCAGGAGAACTTCGCGGCGTCGAGCGCGGCGCGGGCCTCGGTGAGGTCGATCATCGCGCGGGCCGCTCCCGGAAGGCAGTGCGAATTGTGCGGGAGATGGCCTGGGCGCGCTCCTCGAGCTCGTCGAAATGCGCCTGGCTGCGGATCCCGAGCCTCGTGTCGGCCAGCAACCGGTCAAGATCGGCGCTGGCGCCGTCCAGTTGGGTGACCAGGCTCGGTCGATCGATCACTGCGCAGCTGCCTGCTTGCGATAAACCGGGCCGTCGCTTTTCGAAGGCCGCGGCGCGCGGTGGCGGGGTCCCAGGCCCGCAGGCTCAAGGCGCTGGCCGCGCGGCATCGAGGTCGTGCGGCCAACCGGGTGGAAGCCGATCGGAAGGTCGGAATGCTTCACGATGCGTCGCTCGCCGGCAACGGAAGCTCCTGGACGAGTATGTCCTGCCCGCTGTGGACGTAGAACCTCTTGCTTGAGTGCGGCTCGACCTGGTCGATCAAGTTCCACTCGCCATCAGGAACGGGTTCGCCGTTCACCCTCGGGAAGCTGGAGACGTTGACTGGCCAGTCGTGCGTCTCGACGATCACGCTCGTGGTCATGGCAAACTCCGAAAACGCGAAAAGCCCGCCAGAGCGTTGCGGCTCCGACGGGCTTCGCGGGGGGACTGAAGACAAGCGTCGCGGAGACCGGACGCAATTGTCGCGGGGTCGCATCTGCCCGATTCGGTTCCCGTCAGGCAGGGTCCATTTTGTGCAGGGTCACAAAACCCGGGCGTGCATGGCCAGCATGTCGGCCTCATCAATCTGGTCGACGGCGCGGCGGATCATCTCGTCCCACAGGTCGAGCGCGTGGGTCAGGATCGGGCGGACGCTCG